TCTAACAACTGTTTTTCTTCTTCATCTGGAGCTAAATCAATAAATATACCAAAGTCGTGTAAGTGTAACTCTGAAACCTCTTCTAGCTTAGCTACATTTCTATGGCCAATAGCTTCCATGAAAGCTCTTTTAGAAGGAGAGTATTCTATTACATCTGATATTCTCAGAGATATACACTCTGCTATTTCAGCTGTTAAAAATAATCCAGACTGTAATATATGTCTAGTAGCTGTATTTGAATTTGCAGCGGCAAGCTTTTGTACGCCTACTAAAGCGTTTTTATCTGGCATACTACCATCACGAGCTTCGTTAAGCCCGGTAACATCACGAATCATCTGTAAGTAATAGTTATAATTACCAATAAGAGCTTGTATCTTGTTTCCACCAGAACCTGATGTAATTTCTTGAATAGGTACTTTGCCAGGATTTAAATCTCCTTCTGAAGTAAATGATCTACCAATAACAGAACCTGTTTGGAAGAACATATTTAAAGCTTCTTGTGGATTGTAGTTTGTTCCATTGCCAAGATCAACTTCTGCTAAACCATCAGCGTCTAGATAAACACCGTCTGGCACCATGCGAGACATTACTTGCTGTAGTTTTAAATGAGTAAGTTGTATCATATCAGCAAAACCTGTAACTCGTTTAACTAACGAATCTATTTTACCGTTATACATCCTTGGCGCTACTATAGAATAATTCATTCTAACTTTAGTGTAATCACTTTTAGGACGTATCATATTTTTAGCAAGCTCCCATTTGAGTAATTTATCTGTACCTAGTATTAAAGCTCCATCGTATAAAACTTCTAGTTTTCTAGCTTCTCTAGTAAACTCTCCGCTCATATCTTCAGGTGGATTAAAAGTATCATCTTTAGCAATAGCTTTATCAGCACCTGTTGCTGTCTTTTTTATTTTGTATACTTCGTGAGAATATGTTTTGTAATTAAAATACAAAACCTGTACTTTGTTTCTATCTTCTTTATCGTCTGAGTATCTATTATGATAATTATTTCTGTGGAAGTATTTTGTTTTTTCTATTTCATCTAACTCTTCTTGAGATAAATGAGGAAATTCTTTTATTAATTCATTAATAGGTATAGATTTAACCTCACCAACGTAGTAAACATCATCAAAGTAAGGAGAGTCTGTGTAAGAATAAACTAAGTTTGCTGGATCAACATAATCTATGGTAATACCTTCAGAAGTATTAAATCCAGTTTTAACAGCACCAATACCTAAAACAGTTAAATCATAAAAAAATCTTTTTTTGATTAATTCATAATTATTACCTTCAAACAACATTTTTATAGCTTGTTCTTCTGCTATTTCAATTGCTTGCTTGTATTGAAGCTGCATATATAACTGTAGTTCTTCTGATGTATCTGGTAATACGTCAAGATCACTTTCTCTAGTGTTTATACCAGTAGACTGCATTATAGAAGAGTCTAAACTTCTCATCTCCATATCTCCAGCTATAGCATCCATAAAGCTAGATCTTTCTTCAGCTCCACTAGCATCTACAGAAAAAGCTTTAATATCATACGTTCTTTCAGCTATACCGTTTACAACTATATCTACAAACTTTGGAATAATAGGTACTGGAGTCCAGTCTAGATTTAAGTAGCTTAAGTCACCATTGATAGATAACTCGTCTTTATATTTTTGTATTGATTGCTCGCCTCGAGCATATAATCTTAGATTATGATAGTTTTTACTACTATTTCTATACTTGTTATTATTATAGCCCTCATCATGAAACCACTCTTGCTCTATAGCTTTAGCGACTTTTAAACCGTACTCGTAGCTTACTTTTTCTAAATCGCTAACGACTTGACTAGGAAAATAACTTTTTATAACTGACTCAGCCATATTTATTATTTAATTATTTGTGATATATTTCCACTGTTCGTATATCTTGATACATTCAAGTTTAACTTTGGTTTTTTAATATCGGCTCTTGGTGTATATAAGTGTCTGTTACAAGCCATTATTGCTAAACCAGAGCTTATAGCGGCATCAAACTTTGTTCTTTTATTTATATCAAACTTTGCCCAATCGTTTAATGTTTCATTAAAGTATATATTACCGTAGTTACCATCTTTTAAATGACCAACGTGATCGTTAATATACATTTCAATAGCAGCGGCATGAGCTTGCTTAATATCTTCGCTTGAGTTAGGTATACCTCCAACTTCTTTCTCCGCTGTAGATAACTTATTCCAAACTTTATCTGGTCTGTTCATGCTAAAACCTCTGTAGCCTCTACGTTTCAAATAATACAAAAGTCTTGGCTTATTATTTTCTGCGAGTAGTGGCATACCATAAAACACTAATGCCATTAATACGTCTTCAAAAAATATTTCAGCGGTTTGTGGTCTAGCTATATATTCTAAAAACATATGGTTTGGTGGAGCATCTTCCATACTAAACTTAGTTAGTCCATGTAATGATCCTTTGGATCCTCTACCATCCACGGTACCACTAATATCATAACTGTCGCAACCAAAAGCACCAACGTGCTCGTTACCTGGATACTTAACTCCATTTTTTAATATAACTCTATTTTGTAAACTACTAGAAGGAAACCAGCTGACATTGAATCTTCCTTTTGGATCTGGGTAAAATATTACTTGCGTATCTTTTACTCCATTTGCCCATTGAAAGTTTCCTGTATTAACTACAGAGTCATTTCTAATTCCTTCGTTATAATCTATTTGTTCGTATATTTTAACTAAGTTAAATATACTATTTTTTGTTTCATCTCTAAACGCATGTTCTTCAGTTCTTGGAAACTGTCGATAAAATTCGTTTAGCGCATCTTGATCTTCTTTTAATCCATCAGCTTCATTATTCCAGCTCTCTATTACGCCAACGTCTATTAGTTCACCGTCGGGTCCATAACACTCTCGTGTTGGGGTATCGAAAACTGGTCGTCCAAACTCATCAATAAATCCCTCATAGTTCCATTCCATTGGGATAAACAAAGAATATAAACCAGAGCGTGTTTGACCATTTCTATTTCTTTTTGTGACATCACTGTCGTTATACAACTTTTTAAAATTATCTCCACCTTTATCAAGAGCGTTACTCGTTGATCCCATCATACACTTGCCTATAATCCTGCTACCTAACCTTAAACAAGTTTTAGTAACTCGCCAGTTGTTTAGAATATTATCAGGTCTTTCCCATTTACCGCTTTCATCATGTACTAACAAGTTAAGCTTTTCACCGTCATAACTGTTATCACCTGTGTTTTTCCAATCAATAGTAGTGTCAAGTCCAACCAGCTCTTCCTGCTTTTCGTTTGCAGTAATTTTCCTACGCGTAAACTTACTTGCAGGAACCCTATAAGCAAGTTCACTTTTAGGTCTGTCCATACCATCTTGTATCGGTTTAAAGAAAAACGGATAGTTGATAGATATTGGAACAACTTTGTCGGTAAACATTTTCTTAGCATCTGCACCACTTTTCGATAGTATTCCATATCTAGAGTCACTCGATATAGTAGCTAAGTTAACTGTTTCTGCGCTAGACATAAAAGAAAAACCAGAACGTCTGTTCTTCAAATAGCACATACCGTAACATCTTTTATCTGCTTTGCACGCTTCCCAAAATATAAAGAATAATCTGTTTGCTTCACGAAAATCTGGAGCACCAACGTCAATTTTGCTCCATTGTAAATACATATAGTGACTACCTGTTATATATGTAGGTTTACCGTTATTATTAAACCAATATCCTTCGTCTCTATATTTAAACTCTTCATCAATAAAATCATACCACTTATCCTTTTGTTCTTCAGGATAGCTTCTCCAGTCAAATATATTTTTAAGCTTACTTAGCTCTTTTGGATATTCTAACTTTTGCCATTTCTTTGCGTTAGGCAGGCGCATTCGCAGTGGTTCCAACGGCAAGCCAATCTGCAAGCCTTGGATTTCATATATTTGTCCAATTTTACCAGTTTTGCTGATAACCACGATGTCATGTTCTTTATTATATCCATATTCCCATTTACGTTTTTTGTTAAGCCGACTTATCGTAGTC